TAAAGAAACAATTTCCAGATTTACCTGAAGAAGAGCTTTATAAAATACAACAAATGCCTGGTAATCGCCAATATGTAACTGGGTGGGGTAATTATGATGAGAACACGGTTCAAGTATTATATTTTGAATATAAAACTTACATGAATCAGGTATTTAAAATAAAAAGAACAGATACTGGTTTAGAGAAAGCTTTAGAAAAAACCGATGAGTTTAATCCTCCGCCAAATGATAACTTTGAAAGAGTATATAGAACTATAGAAGTATTGTATTCTGGCGCTAAGGTTTTAGGCACGAATACTATGCTTAAGTGGGAGTTGTCTGAAAATATGACAAGACCTTTTGCTGACACAACTAAAGTTACAATGAATTATAATATTTGCGCTCCTAGAATGTACAAGGGCCGCATTGATTCTTTGGTTAGTAGAATAACTGGGTTTGCTGATATGATTCAATTGACGCATTTAAAGCTACAACAAGTGATGTCTAGAATTATACCTGATGGTGTTTTTTTAGATATGGACGGTTTAGCTGAAGTTGACTTGGGTAATGGCACAAACTACAATCCAGCCGAAGCCCTTAATATGTACTTCCAAACTGGTAGTATTGTTGGTAGATCTTTAACTCAAGACGGAGACATAAACAGAGGCAGAGTGCCAGTTCAAGAACTGACATCGTCATCTGGTCAAGGTAAAATACAATCGCTAATACAAACTTACCAGTACTACTTGCAAATGATTCGCGACGTGACTGGCCTTAATGAGGCTAGAGATGGTAGTAACCCAGACAAAGACTCACTGTTAGGATTGCAAAAAATGGCGGCCAATGCCTCTAACGTGGCAACAAGACATATAAATCAGGCTAGTAATTATTTGACAATTTGTACCTGTGAAAATGTTTCTTTAAAAATTGCTGATGTACTTGCGTTTCCTTTAACTAAAAACTCTTTAATGGAAAGTATTTCAACATTTAATGTTGAGGTTTTAAGGGAGATTGAGAATTTAAATCTTCACGACTTTGGTATTTATTTAGAATTAGAGCCAGACGAAGAAGAAAAAGCACAATTAGAACAAAACATTCAGATAGCACTTCAATCTGGTGGCATAGACTTAGATGACGCTATTGATATTCGTCAAATTAAAAACTTAAAACTAGCCAATCAACTTCTTAAATTGAAAAAGAAAAAGAAACAAGAAGCTGCTCAAAAAGCTCAAATGGCCAACATTCAAGCACAAGCGCAAGCAAACTCGCAAACGGCAGAGCAAGCGGCTTTATTTGAAGTTCAAAAACAACAGGCTCTTACCCAAGAAAAAGTTAGTATTGAACAAGCAAAATCTCAATTTGAAATTCAAAGAATGCAAACAGAGGCTCAGATTAAAAGAGAATTAATGGCCGAAGAGTTTAATTACCAAATGCAATTAGCACAAATTAGAGCAAATGCAGAAAAAACCAAAGAGCAGGATATTGAAGACCGTAAAGACAAAAGAGTAAAAATACAAGGTACACAACAAAGTGAACTTATAGATCAAAGAAAAAACGATACATTGCCCAAGAACTTTGAGTCAGCCGGTAATGATAGTTTAGGAGGTTTTAATTTAGAACAGTTTTCTCCTAAATAAACAATTAACTAATTTTATATTATTATATCATGTCAACACAAGAAAAACAAGAAGGTGATTTCAAAATGAAAAAACCCAAAGCAAAGCAATTAGGTAAAGTTAACGAGGTTGTCAAAGTAGATTTGAAACAACCTGAACCAGAAGTACCTATTAAAGTAGACTTGGCGATTCCAAAACAAGAAGTTGTTGAAGAGAAAGTAGAACAAAAAGTAGTCGCTAAAGAAGAGCAACCTGTTATTCAAGAAATAACCGAGGAAGAAGTTACGCAAGAGGTTTCAGAAGTTACTCAAGAACTACAACAAGCAGTAATAGAAACAAAAGAAACAGGCAAAGCCTTACCTGAAAACATTGAAAAATTAGTTTCTTTTATGGAAGAAACCGGCGGAACAGTGGAAGACTATGTGAGACTTAATGCTGATTATTCTCAAATAGACAGTAACACGCTGTTAAGAGAGTATTATAAGCAAAGCAAACCGTATTTAGATAATAGTGAGGTGAATCTTTTAATAGAAGATAACTTCCAATACGACGAAGATTTAGATGATGAGCGAGACATCAGAAAAAAGAAACTCGCATATAAAGAAGAGGTGGCTAAAGCCCAGAGTTTTTTAGAGCAAACAAAGAGTAAGTACTACGACGAAATCAAGTTGAGACCCGGCGTAACTCAAGAGCAAAAAAAAGCAACGGACTTTTTCAACCGATACAATGAAGAGCAAAGTACTAGAATTAAACAACATGAGGCCTTTAAAGACCAAACTAAACAATTACTCAATAACGATTTCAAAGGTTTTGATTTCAATTTAGGTGAAAAGAAGTTTAGATATGGTGTTCAAAACGCGGCTCAAGTTGGTGAAAACCAATCGGATATTAGCAATATAATCGGGAAGTTCCTGGATGATAAAGGTAATGTTAAAGATCCAACTGGGTATCACAAGGCTATGTACGCCGCAATGAATGCAGATAAAATAGCAAGTCATTTTTATGAACAAGGAAAGTCTGATGCAATTAAAGAAGTTGTATCAACATCGAAAAACCCAAGCACCAACGAGCCAAGAAAAGCTCCAGGTGATGTTTATATTAATGGTTTAAAAGTTAAAGCAATCAGTGGGGCAGATTCTTCAAAACTTAAAATTAAAACAAGGAAATTTAACTAATTAAAAATTAAAAATAAAAATTATGGCTAATGTAAGTCCTGTGTTTGGAACAATTATTCCTTCACAACAACAACAAACCCTAAGTTCAAACTATTTGAACTTTACCGACGGTACTTCTGATTTTGCTCAGCAGTATCTTCCTGAAATTTACGAACAAGAAGTAGAGCGTTACGGTAACCGTACGCTTTCTGGCTTCTTACGAATGGTTGGCGCTGAAATGCCAATGACATCTGACCAAGTTGTTTGGTCTGAACAAAACCGTTTACACATTGCATACAACGCTGTTGTCGCTACTGTAGCTGGAGCTGTTGGAGCAAAAGTATCTACATTGACAATTCCTGTCGGTGGTTCTGGAGCTACTCTTATTCAAAACGTTGTATCTCCTGGTTCTACTCTTGTAGTTATGAATCCTGCTACTGGCGCTGAATTAAATTGTTACGTAGTAGCTTCTGGCGCAACCCCTGGTTCTGCTTTAGCTGCCGGCGTTTTAACTGTTGCCCCTTATACTCAAGAAGCTCTTGATGGTAGTGGTGCTGGTGCTGCTGAAGTTGATTTAGTTACTGGTGGCCCTGCTCTTAAGATCTTTGTATATGGTTCTGAATATGCAAAAGGAACTAATGATGCAAACCGTATTTCAGTTACTCCATCTTTCACTCAATACTCAAACTCTCCTATTATTATCAAGGACAAATATGCTATCAATGGTTCTGACACTGCTCAGATCGGTTGGGTAGAAGTTTCTACTGAAGATGGTACTGGAGGATTCCTTTGGTATTTGAAAGCTGAGTCTGAAACTCGTTTACGTTTCGAAGATTACTTAGAAATGGCAATGGTAGAAGGTGAATTGAAATCAGGTGGTTCAACTGCAAATGTTAAAGGTACAGAAGGTCTTTTCGCTGCTATTAAAAGTCGTGGAAATGTACTAGTTGATTTTACAGCTGCTACTGGATTAGCTCAATTTGATAGTATTCTTAAGAATCTAGACACTCAAGGTGCAATTGAAGAAAACATGCTTTTCTTAAATCGCGAAACTAGTTTAGATTTTGATGATATGCTAGCTGGTATTGGTGGCGCTGGCGTTCCAGGCGGTGTTGGTTATGCAGGTGGTAGCTCTTATGGTATATTTGAGAACTCTTCAGAAATGGCTTTAAATCTTGGATTTAGTGGTTTCCGTCGTGGTTCTTATGATTTCTATAAGACTGACTGGAAATACTTAAACGATGCCTCTACTCGTGGTGGTGTTGCTGATGCTGGAATCGAAGGAGTACTTGTTCCTGCTGGAACATCTACTGTTTACGATCAAATCTTAGGAACTAACATTCGTCGTCCTTTCTTACATACTCGTTATCGTGCTTCACAGACCGATGATCGTCGTATGAAAAACTGGATCACTGGTTCTGTAGGTGGAGCTTACACTTCTGATCTTGATGCAATGGAAGTACACTTCCTTTCTGAAAGATGTCTTGTAACCCAAGCTGCTAACAATTTCGTATTGTTCACAGACTAATTACCTTAGTAATATTACCCCTGTCTAATCGATGGGGGTAATTATTACTTTTATTTAACTATTTAATTTTATTATATTATGAAAACAACAAACACAAATCCAAAGCCACAAAAGGCTGTTGAAGAAACAATGGTTAAAACTGCTAAAGCAGAACCAAAAAAAGAAACAAAACCAGTTGATACCTGGGAGATAAAAGATAGAATGTATATTGTTGTTGGCCACGCGCCACTAACATTAACAATATCTTCAAGACATACTTCGCGCCATCCATTATTGTGGTTTGACGAAGAACAAAGAATGCAAAGAGAGCTTAGATATGCTACAAACCAAAACTCACCATTTGCTGATGAGCAAAAAGGAGAGTCTACACTTGGTCATATTATGTTTAAAGATGGTGTTTTATTTGTTAAGAAAGAACAACAAAATCTTCAAAAATTATTGTCTTTGTATCATCCATTAAGAAATAATAAATACTACGAGCACAATGCCGTAGCTATTGCCGAGTACGAACTAGATGATTTAGAAATTCAAATAGACGCAATGATGGCCGCTAGATCAATGGAAGTTGACGCCGCTGAAGCTATCTTACGCGTGGAGATTGGATCAAAAGTATCTGAAATGACTTCAAAAGAAATAAAAAGAGATCTTCTTTTGTTTGCAAAAAGAAATCCAGATTTATTTATTGAACTAGCAAATGACGATAACGTACAGCTTCGCAATGTAGCTGTTAAGGCAATTGAAGCAGGGGTAATTAGATTATCTCAAGATCAACGATCGTTTCATTGGGGTACTAATGACAGGAAACTAATGAACGTACCTTTTGATGAAAACCCATATTCAGCTATGGCTGCGTGGTTTAAAACTGACGAAGGAGTTGAAGTCTATAGAAGTATAGAGAAAAACTTAAAATAACATGTAATACTAATATAGGGATAGCCGCGTAATGCGGCTTCCTTGTATTATAATAAAAAAACAAGATGGCGTTAAACGTAGATACAGTTTATAAGACAGTATTGC